AAAGAAAATGGTTTCCAAGAAGCACAACAAGTGGCTTTAGTGGAACTAATAAAGAAGGGTTAGGTTTAAGTAAAGGTGGTAGAGTAGGTTATGAACATGGAGATGAAGTTATATTACCTCAAGAGAAACCAACAGCAGAAATTATAATACCAAAAAAGAAACCTATGAATAAAAAAGATTTAGCTGCAGCAGTTGTAGCAACAACACTAGCTACGACAGGAGTAACTGCAGATATGGATAAAGCTGTAGCCAATAATATATTACCTGCAAAAAAACCTATTGTTATTATAGAAAAAAATTATGATAATCTTTCTGACTTACCACCTGTGAAGAAGAAGTGGTTAACCAAAACTGCAGAAAAAGTTTATCTTACTAATAATAATAATGTAATACCTAATGATATTATTCTTGCTATCAATGGTGGAGAAACTGGTTGGGGTACATCTAGATTTTGGAAAGAAGGAAGTAAAAATTTATTTAATATTCAATCATTTAATGATAAAGAAAAATCAATCCCTGCTCTAGATAGTGATGCAAAGATTAAAGTATTTAAAACAGAAGAAGATTCTATTAAAGAATTTTTAAATTGGGTAGAAAATAAAGATAGTTATGCTGGTGTTAGAGAAGAAATAAAATTATATAATGAAGGTGAAGGAAGTAAGGAAAGAATTATAGATGCTATTGCTAAGACAGGATTTGCTGAAGATAAGAAATGGGCTGGTAAAATTAAATCTATTTTAAATAAGAGAATAGATGGTAAACATAAGAAAGAACTACAGAAATTAGCTACTATTTTATTTACTAATCCAGGTAATAAGAATTAGCTGTTGACAACTAGATAATTTCTTCCTATAATATATTATGACACCAAGAACTAAGACAGATACTATTGTTATTCATTGCTCTGCAACACCAGAGGATATGGATATAGGTGCAGAAAAGATTAAACATTGGCACACAGTTGAAAATAAATGGGAGGACATAGGTTATCACTATGTAGTGCGAAGAGGTAATGGAGAATTAGAAATTGGTAGAGATGAATCAATGGTTGGCTCTCATGCAAGAGCAGTTAATGGTACATCACTAGGAATTTGTATGGTAGGTGGTTCAAATAAAAAAGGTGAATGGGAAAATAATTTTACTGATAAACAATTTGAAACATTAAAAGATATAGTAATAAAATTAAAAGATAAATATAATATAACAAAAGTGATAGGACATTATGAAGTAGATGATGTTAAGAAGTGTCCTTCATTTAATGTAAAGGAGTGGATAAAAGAAAATGGCATTTCCAATATTTAGTGCAATCAAATTAGTCACACAGGTAGGTGGACATATTTTTAAAAATCGTCAACGAACTAAGATGTTGATGAGTGATGCTCAATTAAAACACGCAGAGAAGATGAGTTCAGGACAGCTAGAATATAGTGGTAAATTATTAGAAGCAAGACAGTCAGACTGGAAAGACGAATTTATTTTGGTACTTTTAAGTTTGCCAATTTTAATGTTATCAATCGCAGTCTATTCAGAAGACCCAACTGCTATGGACAAGATGAAATTATTCTTTGAATATTTTTCTGACCTTCCCTTTTGGTATCAAACAATTTTTGTAGGAGTAATAGCTTCTGTATATGGTTTGAAAGCTACAGATTTAATTAAGCGAAAATAAGGAGAACTATGAATAAAGTAATTTTAATACTGATATTTTTATTTGGATTAAGTGCTTGTACTATAGGACCTAAGTGTACTTATACTCAAGAGGGAACTAAACTTTCTTCTTGGTTTTGGTTTACTTCAGAAGTACCTGTAGATTTAAGTAAAAATAATTGTAACTAATTTATAAACTAATGAAACATATAGTATTATTTATTTATCATTGGTCAAGTAAATTAAATGTTTGGTCATGGCAAAAGCTATGGGGAGACAGAGATAAAGGATTAGGATATAAGAAATGACAGATAAAATTTTACCAATGCTTATTGGATTAGTAATTGCTCTTGGAGCATGGAGTCTTTCAAGAACATTTGAACTCTCTACTATACAAGCAGTACATGAAGATAAGGTTCAAAAATTAGAAAGAGTAGTAGATAAATTAATTGTTAAAATGGATGATTTAAAAGATAAAGAAAAAGAAATTATGGAACAACATAAAAAATTATTTGAAGTTTTAGAAAGTAATCAACCAACAACAGGGTATAATTATAATTAATTTATGAGGTACAATTATGAATTATTATTTTACAAGTACATTAATAATTGCTATGTGCATCTTAGCTTATTGTGGAGGTCCAGGAATTAGATGAAGAATAATAGAATTGATGTGTCAGATAAGACAGCAATTTCTATGCCTATGAGAAACCTAATCGGAATTGTCACAGCAGTTTCTGTTGGGGTGTGGGCATTCTTCGGCATACAGGAGACTCTTAATAAGCATAGCACGACTTTAGAGTTAATGGAAAAAGACTTAGAACAAAATTCAGAATTTAGAATCAAATACCCTCGTGGAGAATTAGGTCAATCAAGTGGGGAAGCAGAACTTTTTATGTTGGTGGAACATATGAGTACCCTTGTTGAAGATTTAGGTGTAGAAATTAAGGGCATGAGAAATAATAAAGTGAACATAGATTTTTTAAAAGAACGAGTTAAAAAATTAAGTGATGATGTTGAAAAATTAATTAGAAATGGAAATGGAACACACCAATGATTGAAATAGTTTTTGGATTAATGTTATATCTAAATGGAAATTTAATAGAACATACTTACAAAAATAATTTAAGTTCATGTCTTAAATCAAAACGCATAGCTATGAAAGAAATTAATCCTGATAGTGTAGTTTTTAAATGTGAAAAAGTAAAAGCTAAAACTGAAATCTATATGGGTGGAAAAAAGATACTTAAAATTATAAAAGAATAATGGCTATAGATAAATGTACAGATTGTAGTTGCAATTGTCATTGCAATGTTAAAGGGCATTCCGATTTATATGGAGTATGTCCTTGTGAAAACTGTAAGTGTAATAAAAAAGAAGTAGTTGTTGATGATGCTGATGAATGTTTAAGTTGTCAGTAAAATGAAGATAGTTTTATTTTTAATTTTATGTTCAGGATTAGCAGGTAACTGCCTTGAACCTCGTAAATCCAATACTACTTATAATAATTTTTATGATTGTATGATTGGTGGTTATGAAGAATCATTATCTAGAATGAAAGTGTTAGGACCAGAAGCTGTTAACGAACATCAAATGTTTATTAAGTTTTTTTGTACTCCTGAAAAGAAAGAAAAAAAATTAGACACTTAAGAATGAAACACATCTCTTGCAATCTTTTCTAAATCATCAGACAACTCAGAAAAATTAGCTTTGCATTCTCTTAGTAAAGCTGTAATCACACCAGAATTATTTTTAGAAAAATGTAAATCTATTTTATTCATAGGATAACTTTTTATCTCTGCAATAAATTGACCTTGATTATTAATAAATAATTTAAAACCCATCAACTCAGCTTCTTTTCTTTTAACTCTTGGTTTACTTAGTTTTGGATTGGACTTCATGTTTTTTCTTTAGTAAGTCTAAAAGAAAATCATCATCTGATTTAGCTTTACTTAATCTAGTTAAGGGTTTATCGCCATCTTTAAATATTTCAATACTTTTTATTCTAGCAGGGTTAACCATAAAGAGAGGTAGTCTAGGATTATCAAATGATTTAACCATAAAGAAACCATCATCAGCTATACCAAATGTTTGAATATTTTTAATATCAATATCATCTGATGCAACTAAACATAAACGCATATGACAGGTAGGAGTAGGGTTTGGTTTCTGAGGTTTGCCATCTAAACCTATAACATTATTCATAGGTTATATATCTGTTCTTACAATATGTTTTCTTAATGCTCTAACTAATTCTTCTATCTTATCTATTATAGCAATTAAATTTTTATCTTTTATAAAAGATTGTTCTTCTTTTAATTTATCATATTCTTTAATAGAGATTTGAACCATTGGACTTGGTGCTTCAGTTTCATTTTCGTAAGTTAAATCTTCTTGTCCATTACTCATCATCTACCATTTCATTTTCATTATAATTTTTACTAACAAAAGATTCACCAACAACTTCTTTCTCTATTGGTTTACCCATATAACCTATCTCTCCTGATTGGTAATCATCATCAACTAAGGTATCTATACTCTCTGTATAGAATTCATTTAGCTTTTCATTATTCTTTTTTATTTTCTTTTTTAAATGTTCTTTTAAATCATCTATCTTAACAAATAAAATTTTATCTAAATGTTCATGTATACCATACATTGATAAATCATTTAAAGAAGCAATCAATCTTCTAAATCCTTTGGCTCTTTTTTCCAGTTGTCTTATCTGTGCTTCTGATAAACTCATGAGTAATCCCTCTCTAATATCATTTCAAGATAGTGAATAGCTTTTTCAATATCTTTTTGTTTTCCTTTTACTTTATGTCTACATATATATTTAATAGCATTACCTTCTGCAAACTCTAAATGATTCTCATTTATAAATTGAGCAGGTTGAATTTTCATTTTTGCATAATGGTTTCCATCTACTTGCTTATCTAATGAATCATAAGTAATACCTTTGAACATATCTTTATTTGGCATATTATAATGGTCCTTGTTCTGCCATCTTCTGTCTTCTTAATTGTTTCTCTGTTGGTTGTAACATAGCATTTAAATCATCTATTGTCAACGCTGGATTTCTTTTTAATTTTTTTACTATCCATTTATAAGACCATGGTTGTAACCTAAATGTATCACCATGATAGTAATGAGTTTGATTAGGCATAAAAGCAAATACATTTTTATAATTAATCTTACTTGCTTCTTCTTTAGTTAATAAAGATTGTAACCATTCAACAAGAATATGTTTAGCTTTTCTTCTTATGGGTTTCATTTGTTTAGTGTTCACTTTGAATTCTTCTAACCTTTTTTTCTAAATCATTAATTTGTAATGATAATTTTTGATTATCTTCTTTAACTTCTTTTAATTCTCTTTGATAATTATTATTAATTTCTAATGCAATTGATAATGAATTATCTAATTCCTTTACTCTTCCTTCTATATGTTCTCTTTTATTTTTTTCTTCTCTCCACATTTCTACTGGGGATTGATACTCCTTATTCATTAATTTAAACCCCACCAGATTAAAACTATAGGTATAATAATATGTTCAAAAATTTCATAGAAACAAATTAAAACTAAAAGCCATGTAAAAAATAAACTTGTTTTAGATTTAGTAATTAAATAAGAAAACAGTTTTTCATGCCATGTAGTAATTTTTTGTGTAAGTTTTAAAAGTTTATCTTTCATCTTTATCCAACTTTAATAATTTAAAATTCTTTTCTCTATCAAAATATCTATAAGACATTCTTACTGGTTGAAACTTATAAACATAATCAAATACAATCTTCTCATCTAATTCTTTACAACT